ACGCATTCCATTCATCCTCGTTATAATCACTCTGGACAATTTTCTTGTTGGTATTGAAAAATGAATAGATTCTTTCGATTGTGCGATCCGTCTGTGCTGCATTTGGAACGTAATCTTTTGGTTCAATTCGCTCCACCTTTGCCTTCGCATCCACGCCAGCCGCCCCGAACGTATCCGTTTCAACAGCCAGATAATTTTCAACGAACTTCTCAACATTTCTCTTGATGTCCTCTTCCCTCATTGATGAACTGTAAGTCAGAAGCCACCGTATGATCCCGCTGTTCTTGATTGCGCGGATCATCCCTTTGTCAATCGTGCCGATCACATTCATCATCTGCGTAAGTGCCGGCGCAGGACTGTCTCCGAAAATATCATCTTCGTTGTAATCGTGGCGCAAATGGATGATATCTGCATACCGAAATGTCCCACTTTTCCCATTACGATACAAAAATTTCAGGAACAATTCACCCGAGCTGTCATACTTTGCTTCGGCAGACACACACGGGACTGGATACAACTGCACCGGTTTCTCGTTCTCATCCCGTACGATCAATATGAATGCATTATTATTCAAACATAACTGTGTAGCAACCTTTTCCTGCATCTGCTGTGCCGTCATATACGGGTTTGGTTCGGAAAGTAAAAATCTGATGTTCGCTTCCGTGTTTACCTTGATCCCGCCTTTCGGATCATCTCGGATATGTTTTCCAACCAGCTTTCCGATCGCTTTCACTTTCGGACGGATGCAGGCTCTTACAATATCACTTTCATATAACTTTCCATCCCACGCATAGTAATAATCACCTGTCATGGTAATCATCTTGATCATGTTATGCTCTGTTGCTTTTTCGTCTGTCTTTGTTGGTTCTCTTTTCCAAAATGGTTTCATGTTACCTCCACAAAAATAAGAGCCTCCTGGCTCTCTAAATCAATGACATATATTCATTTATGTTATCCTGCATCACTACATAGGCATCCAACAACGCCGCTGTTCCATCAATCCTTCTTCTTGGACTGCTTGTTTTGATCGGCTGTATGTTATCGTTTCTGTCAATATCTACTGCCGTATTGCACAAACACCATTTATCAACCGGATTGTTGTTATACACGATCAGCTTTCTTTCCAGATCAGCTCCAAGACACTTCATCGGCTGCGATAAAGTCTTTTTTCCCTGAATCACCGGTATCATTGCTGATTTTCCGAAATAGTCCTGCATATCTTCCACAAAATATTTTGCACTCCATGCATCATAGCCGAACATATTCAAATAAATATCTTGCTTTTCCTGTATTTCTACAAACCATGCTTTTACATCTCTGTAGGAAATCTTGTTTCCTGGACACGTCCGCACATATCCTTTTTCTATCCAGATATCGTATGGCACTTTGTCCTCTGTCACATGTTTGTCTACCAGTTCTTCTGGAATCCAGTACATGGAAATTACATAAATATGTTCATCATTCGGAACTTTAAACAATACTTTCGCTGCTGTTAAATCCGTTGTAGACGACAGATCGACTCCGCCGATTCCATATCTCGGCTTTAACACTTCCAGATCGTACTTTTCCGGATTATTCGCCTGTTCAAATGTGAGCCATGCCTCTGATGAAGTTTCCCTGATGTTGAACTCTTTACAAAGCAGATTTTTAACCATGATCGGATTTTTCTTGGCTTTTTCCACCTTGTCTTTCAAAGTTTTGGCATTCTTGATCGTTCCAAGTCCCGGATTTGCTTTCATCCAGCATTCTTCCTGCGTCCACTCTTTCCGATTGTCCAATTCATAAATAAATGCAATCAGATGTTCGTCTTTGTAGCCATCTGGATCAAAATATCCATTGATCACATTCTCTGCCTCTTCATACTTTTGATCATAGATATCTTCCCGGATAGTTCCGGCTGTTGAAGTAATGCTGATCAGCGGCTGTTCCCTCGCTGTGATTCCATCCGCCATGATATCATACAAGGCTTTCCCCTGTTTCCACTGGTGGATCTCGTCCATTAGAACACAATGGATATTAAGACCATCCAGAGTATCACTATCTGAAGCCAAAGGTTTGAATACACCATCATTGAACTCTGTCGTAAGTTCTGCCACCAGAGGTTTCACTCTTCTCAGAAGTGATGGTGATTTCTTTACCATTCTTTTTGATTCCAACCAGATAATCTTACTCTGATCTTTCTTAGTGGCAACCGCATATACTTCCGGTCCCATTTCTCCATCAGCAGTAAGCATATAAAGACCAACTACAGATGCCAGAAGAGATTTTCCGTTTTTCTTTCCCACAATCAAGATCGATTCCCGGTATTTCCGATTGCCCTCAATATCAATAAATCCAAACACTGTTGCGAGATAAGCTTTTTCCCACAATTCAAGCAAAACTCTTTTCCCACCAAATTTTCCTTTGGAATGTCTGCAATAATTTTCAGCAAACTCGATCACATGATTTGCTCGCTTAGGACTGTAATAATATTCTCCTGGGTTTTGAATATCATAAACAACTTTCTTGTAAGTCCGATACACCTTATTCGATACAATAATTTCTTTGTTCTGGATCTTTTCCCAGTATTCCAGAATCGGATTGTATTCCTCAGGGTATCTAATCATCCCTGCCATTTACAAAATCCTCGAATCCATCATTTGTCTTGGTCGCCACCTGCTCTTTCGGTACCAAATCCGTCAGCTGCTTTATGACAGCCATATAGTTTTTGATCATTGTATTATATATTTCAACTTCTGCAGACTTCTTGACGCCTTTCTGGTTCGCACCATTCTGGTATTCTTCTGTGTAACCTTTTTCGGCAATCTTTTGTCGCAATTCATGTAGAGAAGCACCCATGAAAGCAGCCTCTTCTACGAGATTTTCTGTTGCTTTTTTTGTTTTTTCATCAAGCTTTTTATAGATTCCGCCAAGTTTTCTTTTCTCGGCCGCAATAATCTGTTCTTTGGTTTTCCCCTCGTATTTCGCCACTTTTCCCGGTTTCTCCTTCCTTTTTTCGTTTATTTTTTTCACCATTACCTACACCCCCTCACGCGCGCGACCTGCGTGTTGCATGGAGGTAGGACTGTGGTCAGCCGTGATTTTTTACAAATTATTTTTCAGGGGGGAGTACGACCATTTCCCCCTCGCTATCAAATTCATATTTCACAAGACCGTCCGCCGGTCCATCTTTCATATTTTCTTTTTGATGGCAGATATGGCAGTCATACTTTAGATTATTAAATCCTAACGCAATGTCCAAGTCACTGATGTTGTCCGGCGTCAGTTCTATCTTGTGATGTACGATGTATCCTGGTACTTCATGACAGGTCTCACACATTCCGCCGTCAATCGATATTCTCTTTGCTATGTATGCTCTTCTACAATCCTTCCATCTCTTTGAATTGTAGAACGCTCTTGCAAATTCTTTTGCCATTCATCTCTACCTTCTATTCATTACAGTTGCAAGCTCACCAAAAAGGCTTGATAATTCCAAGCAGTCTTCTTTTGTGAGTTGGTGAGAAAAATAATCATCACACTGTTCATTCAGATAAACTGCATTGTTTTCAAAGCATATTGAAAATATTCTAACTTCTTTCATCTTGTCCAATAGGCATTTATGTTTATCAATTATCTCTTCTCTATCCATGGTTTCTTTCCTCTGACGGTTTCTGTATCTGTAATAAGGAGTTCTAAAAAAGTAATTGTAACAAACAAATGTACTGACGTATGAATAAATTCTTTCCAGAGTAAACCGCCAAACCTCTTTCCGGAATTCATGGCAAAGAAAAAGGCAACAATCTTTCGACTGCTGCCCTGTTCATCTCTTTACCTGAATACACTATATCACAGACCGAGTGTACCATTCTATACCATTTTGAATTTTTTTAAAGCTTCTGAATGATTTCTGTGTACCTGTGTCCATCTGTATCCCGTTTCATCACAGATCCTGTTCCATCCCTCACAATCTATGTATCGTTTCGTCAGCACATCTTTTTCTTTCTCGTTATCCAGTTCTTCAATCCTCTCTCTGATTTCTGTACGAATCTGGACTTTCTTTCCCCTCTGCCTGATCAGCTTTCTTTCCAGTTCATCAATCTTCGCCATATAATCCGACAGATCAGAATGGTTGCTGCTTTTTGGCAGCCCATCTGCTGCCAGTGCTCCCGGAAGCATCCGATCCAGCTTTAAGCGTTCCAGCTCTTCCTCGATCCGCTTCTCCTGGCGTAATGCTTTGCCGTACTGTTTCAGGTATTCCTTTTTCTTCTCGTTCTCTTCTTTCACTGTTTCCATCGGTATACCCTCCCTGTCTTCCTGTCTCTTAATACTAAGACTTCGAATCCAAGCAGACTTGCTATATCCTTTAATGCTTTATGTGCTTCCTTTACGTGATGTGGGATGCGGCTTGCATCCTGGATGGCTTTGCCTGCTGTCGGATCACGATATCCTTCCTGGTTTTTATACAATGTTTCATCACCTTCTCTGCTACTCTATCATTGCCGGAATGAACAGCGCCCATAAGCACCACGCTGATCCCGTCCATTTCATTGCAATAATTACTGCAACTGTTGTAATTATCCATGCAAGTGTCTTTGTATATTTATCTTCCATTATCCCTTATACCTTTCCGGAAGTGGCATCCACGCCACAACCTTATACGGTTCTCTCTGTTCATCGAACCAGACACCAGTCTGGGAATAATACAGCGTTGTTGCCTTATCAGCTCCCTCGATCGTGACCAGAAACTCCGCCGCATATGCACTTTGCACATATGATTCTATGAATTCCCGTTGATCTGGGAGTCTTTCTGTTGTTGGAATCCATCCGTTACTCATTATTCTCTGCCTTTCTTCATGAAATCACGATAAATTTGATTGTTCTCTATATGCATGAAGGCGTCAAAATCCAAATCTTTTTGCCTGACACTTACGTTCTCAAATGGATAACTTCCATTCATCATTGCTTTTACATCTTGCAATTCTCCTATGAGTGCATCTATGCTTTCCGTCTTTGTGAATGTCAGGACAACTTCCGCCTGCTCTGTATCCCATGTATCTTCAACTGGAACTTTTTCACCTATCTCATGTGGTTCCTGTGTAATACAGCACAATGCTCCGATGCCACCGCTCAAAGCGCCAGTCATTCTGATATCACCTGTTCCGAACTCCATTTTTGCTTTGCCTTTAATCATTGGTTTTTCCCCTTTTCTTTCATGTACTTCAAAATTTCTTTTTTCACCTTCTTGGCATATTTTGGATGATCGCATCCAAACATAATGCATCCGTTATACTCTGTGCCATTGCCCGGATCGTCATGATCTACACTCAACTTGCAATTTTCCGGACAGCACTCGCTAACATCATGTTCTTTGCAATATTCTCCCATTGCCAGTAAGAAGTCTTCGATCTTAACTTTCATCCAGGCCACCTCTTTTCCCTCTTTTCGTCTTGTATTTTGCATAAATCCTTTCGCCGTTTCTGCCTTTATACAATTTTCTTATTGCTGATCCCAGACCATTTTCCATATCCTCGTCAGTCTGCTCATGTGTGCATTCTGCTTCCCCCAACACTTCAACCGAATTAGTTGTATAATCAATCAGCTTTTCAATCTCCTGATCCGTAAAATAAATACTTCGCCCCATTTACTCTCCTTTCTCATCCTCTTCAGCTGCTTTCCGTTCTTCTTCGTCCATATCTCTTTCTTCTGCAATCTGGATGCAGAGCACCGGTTTCCCGATATTCTCGTCTTTAATCATAAAACACTCTTCAGGAATGTATACTTTTCTTTTTTTCGGGTTTGCTATTATAATGCTCATCGGTGCATTATCGGCAAATTCTGCAAGATATTCTTTTAATTCTCTGTTTTCCATATCCTTTACCACCCCATATCATTACGGTATCCAATTGCACTTGGATTTACCATGTATGATCTTTTCAGCTCCGATTCATCCAATTGGCGTTTCAACTGGCTTACTTTTTTCTTTAATTTCCGGTTTTCTTTTAATACTGCCATGAGTTTACAACTATCTTGTTGATCACACTTTGTGTCTTCAGAGTAGTTTTCGCACATCAAGCATACTTCTTTTTCAGTCATTACTACCGCCTTTCTTGTATGGCTTCGGAAATGGCATCCATGCTTTCATGTCTTTCCAATCGTTTCCGCTCTCCAAATAATGCCCTACAATGTCAATGCAGTTTTCATCGGTCCATACTCTTTTCCGTCTGTTACTATGATTTCTTCTCCATCTTCCGGCATTGGATAGTCCAGATAATAGACTATGTCTTCCGGAATTCCTTCCTCTTCCCGTTCGGTATCCAATATTACATGCCATTTCACCGGAATCCATTTTTGAATGATTCCAGCCTCTTCCAGATCCTCATACTCTGCCAACTTATTGCAGCACTTCTGATGTCCGTTTTTCCTCAAATCCATTCTTGGTATAGCGTGTCGGTCTTCTCCTTCTCCGATCCATTCTGTTAATCTTTCCATCGCTACCCCTTCCTGCGCCATGATTCCACGCCTTCCATTCCTTCTTTACTGGTCAACTGCTGCCACTCCCAGTTTATATACGATCTCACTATCCCTTTCTGATTCCTGACCTGCACATGATGCGGATAGATTCCAAGAATCGTGACTTTTTCCGTGGCGAGTCTGGTTTTACCTCCCTTCTGGGAGATCCTGCGCCTTAACTGTACTTTGTCTCCAACTTTCATTTTTTTGTTCCTTTCAGTCTTACCTTGCGCATTTTCTTGCTTACCGAGTATATGAACGCCCGCATATTGCCGGGTTTAGTCGTCTTCCTCTTCATCTTTCTCACCCTCCCGGTTCTCTAAAATGATTCCATTTGCATTTATGTCTCCGTCCGCTTTTACCAGAATGTATTTCTCCCCGTTAATTACTTCTAATGTAACGAGGTCTGTTCTGTCTGCGCTTACCGATACATGTGCATCTGAAAGTCCAATTTCAAATGTTTTCGTGCTCACTGTGTTGTCCGCATCGATTTCAGCCGCGTCACAGTCTTTTGTTTTTTCTGCTGCCAGTTCCGGATCTATCCCGATGCTTTTTAATACGTTTTCCAGCTCCGCGCCTTTTAATATCCGGTTGTTGGATTCTGCTTTTATTTCACGGATTCTTCCAAGGTAATGATAAATATCTTTCGCCTGTTCCAGGCTTACTTTTCCGTCTGCTGCATTTAACCCTTCCCAAAAAGCTTCTTTCTGCTCTTTTGGTGTGGATGGCATCCCGCATCGGAGTGTCTGCGTGATCAGGCCTGCGTCCGGTTTATCCGGAACTTTGCTGTAGTACCAGATATGTTCCGGATCTTCGTGGCGGTCTGTAAATGCCGGATATAAAAATCCTTGTGTCGGCATACTTACTACCCAGTCTCTTGTACGTTCCTGGATATCTGCCAGTTCTGGTTTATAAGATAATCCTGCCGCCGATAAGCTTACCGGGCAGATACATCCGATCATGTACTCATAAACCTCTTCGCTTTCATCCAGATCCGCTCCGTCCGTGGCAATTCCCGGAATGTCGTAGATTCCACTGGCAATTAGAATCAGGGAATACCCTTTATTCGATATGTCAATAGACTCTGCAATCTCTTCCAGGAAGATCTGGCGTACATCGTTGTCTTCTAATCCTGTTTTTACAATCGTGGCCAGATGCTGCTTTCTTGTTTTTCCCTCAAAATCCAGCTGAAACATATTTTTTCCAGGCTTTCCGGATAAAACCTTTTTGAAGATATCCAAGTATTTGAATGTTTCCGTCTCTTCGAGGTTTAAAAAGTTTTTGACAAATTCCAACCTGCAGTTCCGGTCATTATCTACGATATAACCTGTTATCTTGGTGATGTTGCATAATTCTATCCTCATGTTTCTTTTAAGCTCAAACAGCTCTTTCTTCATGTCGCTCCTTTCTGGCTGCCGCACCGGGCAGCCATGCACTCTGCGAAATTGTGATATATTAACTTCCTGTGGTGCCTATAAATAATTCTTTCCGGCGTTTTTCATCCATTCTTCCCTTGTATGGGTTCTTTCGTAAACCTCCTGGGCTTTCGCCATCAGGATCCGTGCGTTCTTGGCATTGTTATGGACTGCTGCCGGTCCGTTTCGGTGATGTTCCAGGCAGAGATTTACTTTTAACCCTTCCGCCTCTGCAAATGCATGGGTGTTGCCAAACAAAACATGATGCTCTTCCAGATATGGCTTGTATGTAAAATCTCCATCCAGTAACATGCACAGGTAGCACCGGCGGTCGCCTTTTGGCTGCATGATGCTTTTTTTGTGCTTCTTACGTTTCTTCTGTTTGGTTGGTTTCGGAAACATCATATTCACCAGATAACACCTCCCCGTTTTGATCTACTTTTTCGTTTAAATACAGATACCATTCCTGTGAACTGTGTACTTTTTGGGTTGTCTCTGCAAGGTACAAAGCCGCATGATACAAGGGAATTGTCTGGAGATATTCCCGGCGGGTTAATTTGATTTTGGGAAATGTGGCCAGATATTCTTCTACGGTTATATTTTTCGGGCAGGCATCCGGTTTCCAGTCTTCTACGCTTAACTGCTCCATCTTAGGACTCCTTTTTGTATAGCTCATGGTTGCCGTAAACCAAATCCGCCTCTTCTCTTTCATAACTCCAGCCATAACGCATTAAGATTTTGAAGCATTCCTGGTATCTCTTTCCGGCATCCTCTTTGTATTCTCCGGAATACTCTACTAAATCCCCGATATAATCATCCATCATACCGTTCATTGCAATCAGTAGTAAAACCTGCGTATCCAGTGTTTGTATTTTTTCTTCTGCTTCTTCCTTTTCTTTCTCATTCGCATCATACAGGCTTTTCCCGTTAAAAAATTTTAGAACCATTCCATTTCCTAACCAACAGGACTTCTCCATCATGTTCCGAATCATCTTTTCAATTATTTTCTGGCGTTCCTCATCTTTTAGCAGTTCGATTTTTCCGTCTGCTATTGTCCGGATGAATTCTTTTTTTCTTTCATTCATTTTTTTCTGCAGAGACCTTAGCTTAGCTGTTTTCTTTTTCTGCCTGTCATATTCCGTTTCTACCTGTTTCTGCTTCGGAAGTTTTTCCACTACATCAATCCCATTCCAGCCATCCAGATAATACAGTTCTTTTCCGCGGATATTGATTCTCTTTGGTGGTTCTTTCTCCAGATTGAACGTTTTTACCTCTTTTACTTCTGCCGTATACTTCTTTTTTTCTATCTCCTTTGGTGCTTTCTTGATTCCTGCTGCCTCCAAGAGTTCGACAATAATCTTTTTATTCTTCTCCCTCTCCCTGTTTTTAATCTCTGCTTCTACTTTCCACTGGATCTGCCTGGAGTCCGCTGCATTTTTTAAGATTTGGTTTCTGGTTTCAACATCCTCGATTCTCGACAGTTGGGCAAGGTCTTTTAGATTTAGCTGATATGCCCCGTTCTCATCCGTCTTTTCCTTCACCAGATCCCGGTCAAGCTTCGCGATCTCCAACCTCCGGTGGACGGTTGTTCTGGAGAATCCGGTCTTTTCTGCAATCTGTTCTTCCGTATCTCCAAGATCTAACATCATCTGGAAGCCCTCTGCCTGCTCCAGAACTGTCAGGTCAATACGCTGCATATTCTCTTCCAGCATGGTTCCGACCTGGTCTTTATAGCTCATGTCCTCTACGATCCGGCATGGATACATAGTTACGCCTGCCATTTTTCCGGCGGCGAACCGGCGGTGCCCGATGATCAGCGTGTATCCTTCATCGTGGTGCGCCCGGTTTTCATCCCAGTGCCCCGGAACGACCGTAAGGTTCTGCATAATTCCTTTCTTCTTGATTGACTCACTCAGCTCCGTCAGATCACCCAGGTCTTTTCGTGGGTTATCCGGATGCTGGTGAATCAGCTTGGCGTTGATATTCGTTATTCCACTGGTTGTCATTTCAAATTCCTCTCTTTCTCGGTGTTTTCAAGGTTTTCTCCTGTTTTTATCTCATTTTGGACTGTAGTCTGTCGGAATACCGTGTAGACTCAGAAAATTCAAGGGTTACACGGTGTTTTTCCATCTGTTCATACAGCTCCTGCCAGAGCTCTTTGTTCTTGATCTCTTTTCCATGTGGTCTGCGCCACTCTTCCCGTTTCCATTTGTCCATGTTTCCTTCGTTTATGGTTGTAACCAGGAACTGATCCGGCGTGTAGACAGTCACTTCACACGGTCGGAGCATTCTCAGACCGACAAGGATAGCGATCATGCTCATTCTGTGGTAGGTCGTGTTCTGTTCGGTCTCGATCTGTGCTTTCACTGCCGGTCCTTTCTTAGTCTCGCACTCCACCAGAGCGATACACTTTCCGTTTTTTGCGGTTGGTCCCCGGAAGTTTACTTCCGTGAACAGTTCTATCTTCATCTTCCGTCCTCCTTATCCGGATCATTTCATAATGCCGATATGGAAATCCGGTTGCTTTGTTGATTCCTTCAAAATAGGTGTCCTTTACTATGTAGTATCCTTTTTTCGGTCTCGGTTCTTTTTGCCACCGGTACAGAATATCCGTCTCCGGCTCCGGAAGTGGCATATTTCTGGATCTCGAAAAACTCGCTTCTTTGATCTTGTGATCCAGAACACCGTCCTCCACATATTTTTTCTGTGTTTTCTCATTTTTTGTGATGTACTGGGCAAGTTTCCGGAACTCTCCTTTTTCGTATAGCAACTGCTTATTCCGAACCTTTCCATGCTTCCAGGCTGCAACTATGATCAGATCGGTATCCTGGATTCGGTTCAGAACTACATGGACATGCCAGTTGCCAGACGGCGTGCATTCAATATTCCGGAGCCACCGGAGTTCCTCGCCACGTTTCCGGTATTCTTTCTTGCAATATTTATAAAAATCTTCAAAATCTTTTACCGCCTGCTTCATGTCCGCCGGACGTTCTTCTTTCGGATATGTGAGAGTGAAGAAGTAATCATTCACCTTGAAGTACATCCGGAGTCTGTGACGTGCTTTCCTTTCCCTGGTCCATTGGTTGACCTGCTCCACTTCCTCCGGTGTGGCTTTCTTCTTTTTGGCTCTCTTCTCTCCCGGTGCTCCATATCTTCCATCCAGATATTCCTGTCTCTCTATTACGTTTCCCAAATCGTATGTCACTCGTCTGATTCTCATAGCGTGTCCTCATAACTTTAATAGTCTTATCAAGTTATTAAAAAGGGCAGTCGCCCTGTAAATACTTGACTTTCCAGCCGCTAAAAGGTACACTATAAGTGCTTAGATTATTCGTGTACCTTTATGGTTGCGGCGCTTGCGATATTTCTTTTCGCAAGCGTTTTTTATTCTTCTTTTAAGTACGAAAAATTCATTTTCAGGAATACCATCAGAGCTTCCGCATCATCCGGTGCTTCAATATCTTCTCCGGCTGCAATTGCAAATACCACGTCTCCTAAGATTGGCCATCCGTGCCTGTCTGCATCGTAGAAATAGCTTCCCAGACGATTTACTTCTTTCTGTTTCATTATTCCGTCTTCATCCACCAGCATGATCATTGGCATTTTAAACGTCTCATACAAGGTTTTTGTGCTTACAGTTTCAAAATGCCCGCCTACTGCTTTCTGCAGATCACGGAAATCATCAAAATCTACATTTATTACCGAAATGATATTATCCGGTGTTACTTTTACTG